TGCCATTTCAAGTGTAATGTAGAGAACATTGCGCCCTTGCAGGAGGACGGAGCTAGCCATATGGCACATGAATAAACTTTTCCCGACACCTGTACCAGCCAGAGCGATATTGAGAGTCTTGTTAGGCAGACCACCTTTTGTAATTTTGTTGAATAGTTCAAGGTCAAAGGGAACTTTGTCTTCTTTTTTGTGATAGAAATCATATCGAGAGTCGGAATCAGAAATGTAATCATGACCAACATGGTCATCAAATGAAACTGCAAGTGCATCGGAAAGGATAGAAGGAATCGAATCCTTACTTCTAGTTTTATCCTTCCCGTCTGCGATTTTAACTGAGTCTAGTAGAGCCAAATAAATGGCTCTATCTTTACACCATTTTTCGGTAGTATCTAATAGCCATTGTTCATCAAACTTCTCTTCCTTTAGTTCATTTATTGCAGACAATGAAGTTTGAAATACATCATCTGAAATATCTTTTCTGTTTTCAATTTCAATATTTAAAACAGACTTGGTTGGAATATCATCATAGTTTGTAACAAATTTATGAATCTCCTGAAATATAATTTTTTCAGAAAGCAATTCAAAATATGAGTCTTTAATAAAAGGAATTACTTTCCTAGTGAATGCTTCATTATAAATTAGATTTGAAAGAATTTTAATTTCAATTCTATCCATCAAGATTCATCTCCTTCGTCTTCATCTGGCACACCAATACTACCATAAGAAAATTCTTTTTTGGCACATTCATCCAAAGCTTGCATTACTTGGGGGGTGAAGAATCGTTCTGGGTCTGAAAGAATCTGCTTACCATAATACTTACCACCATCAATATCATAACGTGTCCCAGATTTAGTGAAAACTCCGTGCTTTTCACCCAATTCCAGTAATCCATAATAGCGTTCAAGTCCTCGTTCATCATAAAACAGCCTGGTTTGCACCATTGAATTTTCCTTAGTAAACCTTGATTTCTGTGCTCTGCATGTAATAATATTACCAACTACAGTAGTTCCATCCTTCTCTTTTGCTTTAGACAAGAAGATAATAGTGGATGCAGAATACTTAAGACCTGTACCACCACCCATATCTTTAGACGGATACATTGAACCAATTACATCGTAGGTATGATTGGTTACAATTAGAGGAATATTTGCTTGACCTAGTTTTAGAGACAGGATACGAAATACAGACTTAATTATCTGAGCACGAGTCATATCACGAGTCTCTTTACCTGCAGATGCATCTTCCACTTCTTTAGTGGTAGAAAGCATACCAAGAGAATCTAGCACAAACATTAGTGGAGGACGTTCATCTTTCTTTAGTTTCATATACTCCTCAACCACTTTAAGAGATTGAGTACGAAACTCTTGAACTGTAGTTACAGGAACTAGACCTACACGTTTAGTATCAATTCCACGAGTAACCATCATATCCTTTGAGATTGCAGATTCAGTCTCAAAGTAGATAACTTGACCGTCTGGATTTGATTGAAGAAAATGCTTTACAATTGAAAGAGCAAAGAAAGTTTTTCCAGTACTACTTTCGCCAGCGAGAGCTGTAATTTTATTAGCAGGTAAGCCCCCGTAAATGCTCCCGCTGATGAGAGCATTAACGATATAACTGCCAGTATCAATAAAGCCTGTGCAATCTCCTGCGGCAATTCCTTCGTCAACGATTCCTGCATATTCATTTTTTAATTCTTTAATTACACTATTTAAGAATGACATAGTTTGCTCCGTTACAAATGTTAAATAAATCCTTCCAATGTACCACGTTTTTCAGATACCCATCCAATAGCATTCAAAACATTTTCTAATGGTTTTAAGAAGCTTGTGTGAAATTGCATATTGTAATCAATATACTTATGCAATCCAAATTCTTCTGGAAGAGTCTGAAAATACGAAATCACATTCTCTCCAATAGGATTTGGTTCTTTCAAATAAATGAACTTAATTTTTTCTCCTTCTTGAATATAAGGATACTTGTTTGATAGCTTTAGCTTTTTGATGAGATGGTTATAGAGAATAGCTCCTCGTACCTGGATGGGGGTCCTCTCCGAATACAGTTTAGCAGAATTCTTGTATTTGTCAAGGTTGTTGAGACCTCTTGGGAAAGAAATGTCAACTACATCTTGAATCTTAGTTTCTTCTTTAATTTTTTTAATAAATTCAATTACTGCATCATTATCTTGTGCGAGAATGATTTTAAAAGCCTTCATTAATTTATCTCTGTAATAAGAAGGAGTAGAAGACCTTGCAGTTTCAAGCCCCATGATTTTCATCTTAGGCTCAGCATATCGAACTCCTTCAGAATCCCATACATTTAAGATATATCTTTTTTTGGCAGTCCAGATACCTTTATCTGCAATGTTCTCCCTCTTCATGTTCATTTTTTGTTCGTATGCATTGACGTATTGTGCCAAGTCTTTGTAAGAACTTTCAATATGCTTTTCAAATTCCAACCTACAGACCTTATCAATGAACGAAACAATGCTTTCAGTAGTTTTTTCTCTTCCCTTGAATATAGCTTCAACAAAAGGACCCATATTGAGGTAAATAGAATCAGTGTCAATAGCAATAACATAATCTTCTTCCTTGGTTTTTAGAATATTATTCATATATTCATTTAGCTTCTTTTCAATCCAGCGAATAGAAAGCTGTCCAGAAAGAGTAATAGCCTCTGCATTGGTGATTAGAAAATACCTAAAATATTCATTACCAATAGCACCATAAGCAGAGTTCAATTGAATCTTACGTGCCATCTGAATGTTATTACAGCGAGCAATCTCTTTCTTCAACTCAATTGTTGGAGTCTTCTCGTACTGCTGCTTAGCAGCAATCATTTTCTTTTTGTAGATAGTTCTATCCTCATATGTCTTCTGCATAAGTTTAGGAAGAAATCCTTGCTCATGAGTAGAATACATAGCACCATTTGGACATACAGTAGTACAATCCAAAGAAGAAGTATCTACTTTCCGATTCAGAAGTTTATCTACTGAAATACCATTCATGCGTTCATCAAGAAGAGTTTCTGGAGAAATATTATATTGCATGATTAGATGTGGATACAGAGAGTTCAAGTCAAATGAAACTACCCAATCATGTTTTCCTAGAATTGGGTCTTTTACATAAGCCCCTTCATATGCATAATCTTTCTTATTTGATTTTTTGGGTGGAACTACAATGTTATTCTTTTTCAAATAATTGAAGATAATATTATCCCAGGTCTTTACTTGAGAATAAACATCTTCATAATTTTGTTTTGCGTCATATGCCATAGTGAGACAAAGTTCTATCAACTTCATCTTATCATCTAGCTTCTCGACTAGTTCAACGTCTCGGATGTTGTAATCAACAAATTTTTGCCAATTTTCTGTGTAAAATTGTTTGAAGTTTTCAAATTCACTATGGTCTAATTTTTTTTCACCCAATTCTACCATTCCAATATGGTCTAGCCTATATGATTCTTGATTGGTATACGTAAACTTCTGATACAAATCATAATAATCAAGGCAGGAAATTCCCGTCAACTCATATACAATTTGAGTTCTACCACGAACCACAATCTCCCTACTGGAAATCAAACTCCATGGAGACATAGACTTTGCATATTTTTCGTTTAGAACCCTATCGAGTCTTCGCATGATATAAGGTATATCGTAAAGATATACGTTCCATCCAGTAATAATATCTGGGGTATTATCCACCCACCAAGAAATGAAATTCTTTAACATTTCTTGTTCAGTCCAAAATACCTTAAATTCTACATCCTTTCGTGAAACTTCATATTCTCTGGTTCCCCAAACATATACTTGCTTAGAATTTAAGTCTTTAACTGTGATACATAGCATCTCTTCTGATGCTGCTTCAACATTAGGAAATCCATTTTCACAGGCAACCTCAATATCTAGACAATAGATTTTCAGTTGACTAATATCAAATTTAATTTCTTCTTCTGGAAAAGTGTCCGCTACATATTGGGAAAGAAATCTTTCATATCCATAGATTTGAAAATTATCTACACCATCATATTTTTTTATAAATTCTCTTGCTTCTTTTACTCTGTCAAATTTTAAAGGACTTACGTAGACATCATCTAATGTTTTATATTTTGTTTTCTTTGGAGAAGGAACAAATAATGTTGGAGAAAACCTTTCCTTAAAGGTTTCTTGTTCCCCATCATTATAACCCCTATAATAGATAGAGTCCCCAATTAATTGAACATTAGTGAAAAATTTCATTTAGAGATTAGTTGTGTATAAAGGGTTAAGATTTCCGAACAAGGTTCAACAATCGTCATAATCTTATCAGAATTCAGAAGAATATCTACATCTTCGGTAAACATAGGGTATCTAACTAATTGAGCATAGTCAGTTTGAATAGTTACACATTCATTTCCATCTTTAATGTTTTTTTCTTCAGTTGTTCGTAGAAACACTGCATTATCTGGAGGGAAATGTTTGTCTTGTTCATTATAATCCCAATAACTTAAATCTAGTACTCTATATGGATTTTTCATGTATAGAGAAGGTTCTTCATCTAGCTCTTCATACTCACAGATAATATAATCATTATTGACCAGTTGAATTAATTTAATATTCATCGGATAACTCCAAATAGACATCTCTATGTAGTTTAGCACATCTCTGCCGTGATGTCAAGAAAAAAGACCCAATCCCTGATAGTTGCCAGGGTGGGTCTGTGCCGACGATATTTGGGGATTTCCCAAGTCTATTTATTTAATTGTGTTCTCTCCTGGGAAATTTGAATCTCTATCCTCTGTCAAAAATTGAGGATCTGATTTTACTCCAGGAATAGACCAAGTTGTTTTCTTTTGATGTTCTGGAATAATTCTTTCGATGTCTACAGATAATAATCCATGCTCAAAATTCACAGAGGATACTCTATGTTCATCGGAGAGTTGAATCTTACGTGTGAAGGAACGCTTTGACAGACCTTGGTGTACATACTGTCTTGTAGTATCTCGTTCCTCAACTTTACTGGCAATTGTGAGAATGTTTTGTTCTGTAAAGACTTCAATCTCTTCTGGTGTAAATCCTGCAAGAGCGACTTCAACTGTGTAGTTACTATTGTCATGTTTGACGATATTGTAGGGCGGATAATTTACGTTTACCGAATGCTGCATAGCATCTAATCGGTTAAACATTTCATCCAGACCTACAGCGAGTGGAGCGTAATCGTTCCAAAATGAATCTAGTGATTGAGTGGTAAATTTCATTTTCTGAATCTCCTTGTTAAGCGAGAATTGTTTTTAGAGACCCGTTTGGCATCTCTTCACAATTATATATATACATTTTACAAAAAGTCCAGTTCGGATTTCCGAAAATAAATATAGTATAATCAGTATACACATTATGCTTTCTACAAATTATCGACTTAGACTAGAAGCAATTTGCAAGAACATCGTGCAAGGAAATGAAGTGTCATTGCACGATATTATTTGGGCAGAGAAATTGGCACAAGCAAATAGAGCTGCAGGAACAATTTTACGTCAAGCAAGAAGAAAAGCTGAAAACCCAGATATGCAAGAAGGTGACTTAGATGATTTTTTAAATCAACTTGATATTGGCGGACTTGGAAACGAAAGAAAAGGAATCGGTAGATTTGATACTGTAGATGATATTGTAGATTTCTTCACTGAAGATAAACCAGAAGATTGGAGACAAAGGGATTAAAATTGTATCAAATATTACAGTTTTATCTGTATATATACTAATACGTTCATTCGCTATTCTCGAATAGCGAACGGAAGTAAGCCGACTCGGAACGGATCGTTCATCGGGAAACCGACGCAAAAGCCGACTGAAGGAACGCTCTTTAGCCTAAAAATTAAGGAGACCCCTAATGTCACAAGCAACCTACAGAGGGTGTAAGTATAATACTGATACACCTAAAGAAGAATATCGTCAGTGGTATTCAAAAACACATGCTCCAGCACATCCACAAAATACTTATCGTGGAGTTGCGTACCGTCCTTGTAAAAATCAGGAGGTCGCAAAATGAACTGGTTGAATCTTATCCGCAAACAAATTGAAAAACAAAATCGCCTATACCAAGCTCAGTTGGTAATGGCGATGAAATAAAAAGAAAGGGGGTCTTAGACCCCCTTTTTTTATTCTGGTTGTTTTTTCTTACCGATATTGTATTTGGATTCTAATGTCCAATCATTCTTATCTTTAAAAGAAAGAACTTTAATTTGACTTAGTGGAGCTGAGTCTGCTACTTGTTCTTGAGTAACAATTTTGACTAGGCCCCAATCTTGAAGAAGTTGAGCAATTCTATTTTTTCTTTGTACATCGTTCTGGAATAAATTTGCTCGTTTTCCATCGAGAGCAAATAACTCTTTAAAATGTACAATATAATATCTACCTTGCTTATGTAAAATATGACAAGATTGATATAGCTTTTTTTCTTTGCGTGATGCTACGCCAATACGAGTAAGAGTTTCTCTAACTTTTAGAAAGTCATCTGGTTCATTTAAAATCACTTCAACCATCTGGTCAGGAGACCAAGCTACTTCAGTGTCACTAGTATTCATTGTTTTCCTCCACGATTCATTTTAGATTTAATAAATTCAAGTTGTTCTCTAGTAAGTATTTTTAATGCAGATTTTGCTTTATCATCGTTATATCCATAATATTGTTTGATAAGTTCTAATGAATTATCATTCTGCTTTTTTAACCAAGGAGAGAACCTTTTCTTTGGTCTGATAATATTTATATAAAAATCATATTGTAGCTTCTTGTCAAGTTGCCAGAAATAGTTCATTTCATTAGCAAACAAGATTGTGTCGGAAAACCCAGACAAACATTTGTTTATTACATATGAATTATATTTACGTTCATATTCTACATCGCCATCCATTAAATTATTTTTGGTTTGATTTATAGAATTTAGATAATCTTTTAATTCGTACATATTATTTAAATTGACAATCGTGCATTAGTTCGGTGAAACAAGCCAATAAATTAATTTCTTGGTCTGCAACAAAAGGAACTTTTGATTGATAGTTTGCCAAGATTATTACCGCTTGAGGAATAAATTGTGGCTTTAAAGTAACATAAAGTTTTTCATAAACCATGCGAATAAGTCTATTCACATCATTATCCAAATTCTCAACTACCCATTTACGAACATTTGAAAAATCTTTTTCTTTCATGTACCCCATTAAGTTCTTCATATTGATATCAGAAAAACTTGCTAGGATTCCACTATCTATACTTCCTCCAACAGAATATCTTTGAAGTTCATTTAGGATTCTTCGCCAATCTGGAAAGAAAGTATTGATTACTTCTGCAATTACCTTTTCATCATAGGTAACACCCTCCTTAGCCAAGATTTCCCGTACTCTGTCAAAGAATTGGGAAGCGACGAGTGGTTTGCTCTTTCCTTGGATAGAGAAATCGAAGACTGCACATCTTGAGTGTAGTGGTTCGATGATTTTGTTTTTGTAATTGCAGGTGAAGATAAACCTACAGTTGCGATGAAACGTCTCAATGTTCGCCCGAAGTAAGAGTTGTACATCGCTGGTTGTGTTGTCAGCCTCATCAATAATGATGACCTTTGGTTTACCATTTGTTTCCAATGATACGGTCGATGCAAAGTTTTTTGCTTTGTTCCGAACCGTGTCGAGAAACCTTCCTTCATCTGAGCCGTTGATAACATATGAATCTACTCCTAATTCATTACACAATGCTTTAGCAACTGTGGTCTTCCCGATACCAGGAGGACCAGAGAATAACATGTTTGGAATATCTCCTTTGGCAACAAAATCTTCAAAAGATTTTTTAATATCCAAAGGAAGAATACAATCCTGTATTGTTGTTGGTCGGTAAGACTCAACCCACAAAAAATCATTACGAGACATAAAAATCAATCCTCAATATCGGAATCTGGTTCTAAAGCAATTAGATAAGTTAGATTATGCGTAGAACTTATAAAGGTAGAAATATTGGGAAATGTAATCTTAACTGTATATGAATCTGGAACAATTTTAAGATTTTCTACCTTAAAATTTACAGTAAACTTTCGATTAGTCTTCCCAACTCCAACCGAGAAGCTATGGGAAGTTACATCTTCTCTATCAGATACTACTAGCATCATTTCGTTTCCATCTCCAACTAAAGACATATCATTTAATTGATACACCTTCGATGCTTTTAGAAGAGAATTGAGAACGTCATCAGACAACTGAAATTCTACATCAGTCTGAAGGTCTGGGAGCTGTTTATCACTAGTAGTAATTAGAGATGGGTCGCAATAGTAATACTTTACCTTAGAATTTCCGCTACTAATAATTACATACTTATCATTTGAAAAATCAAAATCTGGATTTTTCAAAATAGTAAGACCACGAAGAAACTCTAGCAAATCATAGAAAGCAAAATCCGAATCAAATGTTTCATCACACTCATAAGTAGCTTTAATATTTTTTTGTGGAGAAACAGTCTGAATTAGGTTTCCTTTTTTTACAACAATAGAAGAATTAATTGCTGAAAAATTTTCTAGAATGTTTTTAGTTTTATCTGAAATTTTCATACTGATTTGAACTCCTGAAGACCGTTGTTTGTTCGTGAATAGTGTTTATCGAAGTGAAGTAGGAGCATAGCATAATGAATCACTTTCATTAGGTCTCGCTTGTTATGACCGTCTTTATCCCCATAACGGCTTCCATATTTTAAAATATTAGCCTGACAGAAATCTTGTGCTAATCCCTTTGCTGCCATTAGGTCAATAGTCTGAACATCACGATAGTCATCATCATGACCACAATAATGACTCCCATAAGTACTTACGACATAATCCTCAATATCTTTAAGAATTTTTTCTTCATTGTACTTCCATTGCATAATTAAAATCTCCAATAAAATAAAAAAATGGGGAGAAGAACTCCCCTTAGTATACATCAATCAGATAGAACTGTCAAGTGTTTCTTCATTAGTTTCTACCACACTTTCCTCATTGGTGTCTAGAGCAGAAGCATCAATATTCTTGTAGAGGTCTAGGAAAGAACTCTTGGTATCATCATCAAAACGATTGATACAAACATTGATAGCTTTCTTGCGGTTCTTGAAAATCGCAAATGATTGAATGATGTGAACAAGACGGCGAGTGGTAATGATTTCATCTACACCCCCATCATAGAAGGTCTTACGAATAGTATCTGCCCAGACAATTAGCTTGTCTACAAACTCCTCGTCGATAACCTCAAAGGTATTCATTAGATTCATGAGAATCTTTTTCTCAGTTGCCATCGAAGGATATGGTTGCTCAAAAGTAATGGGGAAACGCTCAAGGAAAGCTTCGTTCATCACGTTGGTGCCGATGAAGCGACCATCATCAGAACCCTTACCTTTGGTGTTAGCAGTAGCAATTACATTGAATCCAGAAGTAGGAGTTACGTACTGATTGATTTTCTTGAGGAAAACACCTTTACCTTCCAAGACAGACTGTAGACACATAATCTTGTTGGAAGCAAGGTCAATCTCGTCAAGCAGCAGAACAGCACCACGCTTCAGTGCATTTACTACTGGACCATCATGCCATACAGTTTCTCCATCAACAAGTCGAAAGCCACCCAAAAGGTCATCCTCATCGGTTTCAATAGTGATATTGACACGAATAAGTTCACGCTTCAGATGAGCACAAGCCTGCTCGACACTTACGGTTTTACCATTACCAGACAAACCAGTAATAAAAACAGGATAGAACATCCCAGACTTAACAATTCGCTTTACATCACTGAAGTTACCAAACGAGACGTAATTCTTGTCTTTTTGGGGGACGAAGCTGATTGCAGGAGATGCAGGAGATGCAGTCATAGTATTAAAATTAATTTCAAGTTTTTCGGCTACAGTCAAATTCCAAACTCCACGACCAGTTTTATTTGGCTCTAGAGTTTTGCAAATTACTGCAAGAGAAGTATTTGAATTTGCAGCATATTCAATTAGTTGTTGACGAGTAACAGTTTCACCGTAAAGAGCGGAAAGATTTTCAATCAGTTGGTCAGTCATAATTAAGTACCTCGTTTGGTATGAAAGTAGTATAGGGGAAAGAGGGGTGGAAGTCAAGCGATTTGCTCGATGAATTTAGATAAGATGATTTTATTGAACGCTTTCCTACCCATTTGCTTTTTAAATGCTACCGCAACATTAGTGACAGGAGCAGGTTCTGTTTCTTCAGTTTGAGTAGAAATGCCATCATCAATTTGAATAAAATATAGTTCGTTATACCCTAGTGAGGTTGAAGTAAATGATTTTGTCTTTAACCATTCAGTTGATACATCACTCCAAGAAGAGTACTCAGGTTTCAAATAACGAGTCAAGAAAGTTTTTGCCTGATAAAATTCAATCAACCTAAATCCAACTACATTTGAACCAGTTACCTGGCGATAATAATCTACAAAACAAGATGTAACTCCAATACTTCCATTCTTATTAATATCCATCATTGTAATTTTATTCTTTCTATCCTGAAAACAAAGAATATCATTTGCAGAATTCCATCCAGCATGGACAATATTCCTGGATGCACCTGAATGTGATGGTCGATTGTAAGAAACTGAATTAGATTCTCCATCAGTAAGAAATACTGTATTTACTTTGTCTACCTTATAAGTAGATTTGAATTTATGAAACAGAGGAATAGAAGCAAATACAGATTCATTCAGAGGAGTGCTTCCCAAATCATAATGAGAATACTGATGAGTTAAATAAACTCGATGGTCTAGTGCATATGCAAGTTTCCAAACATATTGCATTTGCTTTTCTAGTTGAGCACTATTCATTTTACTGCTGAACAAATTCACCAGAAGAAAATCATCACTAATATAAATCTGGTTATCTTGAATCTTTAACTTTTTGCTCCTAGAAATTTGAGCATAATTTTTTGCTACATTTTTGTCGTTAAAAGAATAAACTTCAAAAGGAATTTGAACTTTCTTACAAAATTGAATTAGGTTGAATAGTTGCTTGATGGTGCCAACAAGATTTCCTTGCATAGACCCAGACCAATCTACATGCATGAGAAGTCCATGAGATTTACCTTTAGGAACTACAGTAACTTTTTTGAAAATGTCATCATTCCATTTGTATGAATACATCTTATTGGTATCAAGAATACCAGTTGCAGCAGTAGCTGAACGATTATATTCAGTTGCTTTCTTTTTCATCTCAAATTCTTTAATTAGATATGAGACTGATTTCTTGCACTCTTCTTTGTATTTTTTATAAGAACTATCTGCGGTATTAAACATTTTACGATAATACTCCTTTCCATTATACCCATACGAAGCACTGGAAATAATCTCTTTAAAAATATTTGGAAGGTCTTCGGCAAACTCCCTCCAATTAATGATATGGGTATCTACATTAATTTCTGGAGGTGACAAATAAATATAATTATTTGTATTCATTGAAGCAAGCTGCTTCTGATTTTTAGACCAAGCATCATCTGTCTTGGAATTAAAATCTGCTTCTTTTCCAGAATTGTTAGATGAAGATTGAACATTATCAGAAGAAGAAGAATCTTCTTTCTTATCAGAACTACTGTCGGGAGAATTTTGACTCTGATTTTCAGTTACTTGACTATCAGAAGAATCAATTGATTGGGAATCCATTTGCTCATTCTCTTCATCAGATTCTCCAGAATCTCCATGAGATATTTGAATTTGCAGTTCCATTTCTTGCTCAGTATGCTCAACAAGTTCTTTGACAATAGCTACTACATCCTCAAAAGTTTCTGCTTTAGCAATTTTGTTTACAAATACTTGTTCTTCTGATGTAAAATTAATAAATACTCCACTATTTACATTGCCAAGTTTAAAATATAGATTTACTTTATCAATAAATTTTAAAGTATTGATATCAATAGAATCAATCTCAAAGAAATCTTTGTCATTCAGTTCTGAATATCCACGATAAAATGCACGAGCAAGACCAGGATACTTTCGTTTCATCAGCTTCTCAATACGAGCATCCTCAACAATATTCAGATAACTCTGAGGAAGATTTAGGTCGCTTCCATACAAATCTGGAGTATAGAGAGCATGACCAACTTCATGACCAACAAGAAGGTCATATACATCATTAGATGTTTTGTCCCAGATAGGAAGAGTCAGAATACGATTATGAGTATCAAAACTTGCGGTTGAAACCGAACGATGTTCTACTGTTAGGTTTTCAGTTGCCAGAAGTTTTGCAAGAATGCTTTTGGACTGTTGGATGTCGGACATAAGAGCCTCAATTCGTTCTCCATATAATACCAAGACCAACCCACCAAGTCAATGGGTTGGTCCATAAGGATTACTTATATGTCCTTTACTTTACTAAAGTTTTTAACTTTTTCAAATTTTAGGATTCTATCAAATTTATCATGCAATAAATCTCCTTTATGTGATATTACAAAGATATTAGTATCTTCATCAATTCCACCACGAATAATTCTCAGAAAATCTTCTGTGCCTGCCCCATCAAGAGAACTATCAAATACTTCATCCAAAATAAGAAGATTAGTGTTTGCAGAATTTTTTAATTTTGCAATTGCTCTCCAAGTAAACATTAAAGCTAAATCAATTCTCATTTTTTCTCCCTCAGAGAAAGAAGAGTAACTAAAATCATCTCTAAACCTAGATTTTATAGTCTCTTCAAAATTTTCATCAAGATTAAAGTTGACATAAAAATCCATTAATTGAAGATACTTATTAATCAATTGATTCATTACTGGAAGATATTTTTTAATAATTTTAGATTTAATCCCAGTATCTTTTAACAAACTAGAAACCACTTCATAATGATTTTTATTATGTTTCATCTTATCTAATTTTTTCTGGAGTGTCAATCCCTCAGAAGCAAGAGAAGTTAATTTTTGTTTTTCTATTGCAATGTCCTTATCTGATTCTGATATTTTATCAATTTCATCTTTCAACGAATCAATAAATTTTGAAAGACCTTTACATTTATAATTTTGGGATGCCATTTGAACAGTAAATTCATTAATCTCAGATAGAATTTTTTCAGATTTATTAATTATATTTTGAGATTCTTCTATCTTAGTTTCTACCTCTTCAATAGATTTTTGCAATTTATCAATTTGAGTGTTGCACTTACTAATGTGTTTAGTTTTAATTTCTGTAGTTAGTTCTTGTTGACATGTAGGACAAGTATCATTCTGACTATAAAAATTTATATTATTTTCATAATCAGACAACTTAGTTAGAAACTTAGTTTTATATTTTTCTAAATCTTTTATATTAATTTTAGGAAGGTCTGCCAATTCTTGATTTTTATTTCTCAAATCTGTGCAAATTTTATCATATTCTTTCTCACAGTCTTCAATTTGATTTTCGTAATCTTGAATTTGAGTTTTTTTATCCTCAATACTTTTTTGAGATTGACTTGAAATATAATCAATATGATTCTTTTGCATTTTGACTTTCTCTTTCAAGAATTCAATCTCATTATCGTATGACTTTATGCTATCATTGTTTGTTTTAATTCTATCTTTTAGAATAACATTCATCGTTGAAAAAATACGAATGTCTAAAAGGTCTTCAATGATTTCTCTGCGATGTGCTGCAGGAAGTTGCATGAATGGAACAAAAGTACTAGAACCAAGAATTACAATCTGAGTAAATGATTTGTAATTCAATTTCAAAATATTTTGCTCAAGATATTTTTGTTGGTCAGAATTTGCAGCAAGTTGGTCTAGTGGTTTTCCATCAATATAGATTTCAAAAATATTTGGTTTAAGACCACGAATAATTTTATATTCTTTAGAACCAATTACAAAATCAAGTTCTACCTTACAATCTTTTTCATTGATTGAATTAATTAATTGGTTTTTATTTACTTTTCTAAATGATTTATTAAACAGAGCAAAAATTATAGCTTCTATAATTGTACTTTTACCTGCTCCATTAGAACCTACTATCAACGTAGTAGAATTTGAATTTAAATCTATTGATATTGGAACATTACCTACTGCAAGAAAGTTGGAATAAGTAACATTTTTAAATAAAATCATAACTAACAGTCTCTGGAGGAATTACGAAATCTTCAGGGGTAATAACACAGTAATTATAGCCGAAATTCTCACATGCTGCAATAGCATCTTCTTCTTCTATTTCTAAAGATTCCATTTCTGGAAATCCATCTGCTTCCAACAGCCCAATATAACGAAATGCATCATCGCAGTCAACAAAAAGCTGAAGAACTTTACATCCATCAGAAGTTTCTACTGCATATGCACCTTCATGTTTTCTTCCTTTGAGTGTTAGAATGTACATTATTGTATTTCACATGCTTCTATGTATATTGATTTGATAATTGATTTCAAGTTTGACTTGTCATAATTATCTTTCATTTCTTCTATGTATCTTTGTAGTGTAGTTAGTGTATCTTCATGCTCGATACTTTCTGTGTCGTCACTATCAGAATTAAACATTGAATTGTCTTCAATTATTTTTAAATCATGTACGCCAACAGAATAAAATTTTTCAACTACTTTATCAAACATGTAAGAGTCTGATTTATTTTCTACAATTACTTTAACATAAGAATCTTTGTATTCAGTTAAGTCTACGTAAAGATAATCAGTTTTATTATCATCATAGTAGAACTTTTTAAACATTCTAAATGTGTTTCTTATAAATTTTAATTTCCTAGTATCTAAATCATACAAATGAAATCCTCTTTCTTCATTATAATCACTCCAAGTAATTTCATAAGGATTTCCTAGATAATAGATGTTTTCTGCTCTTGATTTGTGGTGAAAGTGACCAGAAAAAACTTGAGGAAATTTAGAGAAAATACTTCTATCTAATCCACCTTCAAAAACATGTCCTGGGTGTGCTTCAAATCCAGTAATTTCTAAATGTCCCATCAATACTTGAGATTTAGTATTTTGTAGATGAGACATAACTTTAGATTGATTTTCGGAATTAATCCAAGGAATCATTGTAATGGTATTACCTAGAATATCAATATCACAAATTTCATCGTATATTGTGATATTATCATAAGAATTTAATAATAAACTTGGAGTATTAATTCTATTAGTGTTCTTATAATATGCAGTATGATTACCAACAATCATATGAACTTGAACACCTAGTTCTTGCAATCTATCATAATATTGAGTTTTAATTCTAGACCAAGCAGCAAAATCTATATTTTTTCTGTTATCAAAAGTATCTCCTAAATCAAACAAAATTTTTATATTGTTTTTTTCAAGTGTAGGAAAAAATATTTCATTATAGAATTTCATGAAAAAGTCCCAAAAAGCTTGAGACCCTTTTCTTCCATCCAAATGTTGGTCTGTAATAATAGCTGCGTTCATCGGTTGTTGTAATTACGATATTCTAAGTTTTCTTTGATGCTGTTCATATCAGACATATTAAATCCCATAATAGAGTCATCTGCAGCAAATACTTCATCAAATCCAGAACGTTCTAATAGTTTAGATTTGATTTCAAGCTGTTTCTTTTCTTTTTGAATTCTTCTTAGAAATGCAAAGTAAATAATTTGAGTAAAATATGCAAAGGGGTTAGTAGATTTTTCTGGGTCAAAGTTGTCAATATATTGAAGACAATTTTCAATACCATCACAAATCATATCATCTTTGAACATATAGTTCACAAAGTTAGGACGATACGAAAGGTGGGTTGCAATCTTAAGAAAACACTCTCCAACATAGTTTGGAACTTTTGGCTTGTTCCTTCCTTCTTCTACTGATTTTTTTACTTCATTTCTATAAACAACTAAAGCATCTAAAAAATCTTTGTTATTTACGTAGTGTTCTTTTTTCTTCATTCAAAATAAACTTCTATTCAACTGTTAGTAGTTTAACACACTTGTCAAGGATTTGCAATACCCCCTTGACAAGACCTCTGGATTTGTGTATAATGACTCTGTTAAGGGTCAGAATATTACTTAAATATCTATATTAAGTTTAAAGGACTTCTCCAATAGTTCTCTTGCTTCATTAATTTTATTTTTAAATCCTAATTCTTTATCTAAAGAAACTCTATTGTTATCTGATTGGTTTAGATACTTTTTTAGAGTGCTTCTATAAAGTCTTAGGATTTTCTCATCTGCTTCTGCAACGGTAAATACTTTTTGTTTTTCAATAAAAAATATATCTTCTTTTGAAAATTTAATCCAGGCTCGTAAATCAACCTTATACATTTCCCCTGAAGGAGTCATTACATTTTCTACCAGAACTTCAAATGGATTTTCAATAATGAAACCATCCTTATCTTCGCAAGGAAGTACATTACCTACTAGTTCTGTTCCGTCTACTAATTTTAAAATTCCGTAAAAATCATCCATAGTTTATTCTTTACTAAAGTTTATGGGAATTATTTCATATTCAAAGTTTTCCTGTGAATAGGTTTTAATTCGTTCAATTAAATGATTTAATGTATAATTTCTCTTTTCTCCTTTTGAAAAATCATCAGCAATATCAAACAATTTAGCTTTTGATTTATTTTCACCCTTTCTTAGAACTCTACCTATAGATTGTAAATTTCTAATTCTTGATTTGGAAGGAGAAGCAAAAATAACATTGTGTAAATTTTTTATGTTAATCCCAGTGGAAAATGTACCGTAAGAAGCAATAATGATGGCATCAGTTTCTTTTTCTGTTAAAGAGCGAATCAATTCTCTTTCTTCTGTATCAACACCACCATATACAAAGAATACTTTTCTAGTGGAACCTACTTCACTATTTATTAAATCGTACAGCACTCTACCATGCTTTTCTACCATGGAAAATAATACCAAAGTATTTCCATTCTGATTTGTAGCAAGATTTTTAATATATTTGTTTCGTCTTTCATGACGACAAATATAGTCTATTTCCTCTTGATACGACTCAAATGACGAATACCCATGTTGCAATAAAAGTATGTTTATCTTTAAATTAGAAAGGTATCCTTTTTCAATTAATTTTTTAGTTTTGATGACTTTATTCACTGGACCAAATAATCCCTCCAAAACTAGCTGGTTTACGTTCGTCCCATCTAGGGTTCCAGTGAATCCAATTCTATGCTTACAGTTGTGCAACTTTGTCATAATACCAATTAAAGACTTAGCTTTGAATTGATGAGCTTCATCTCCAATAACAACATCATAAGTTTCATACCAAGTTTTTGGCATTTTATATATTGATTGCCAGGTTGTTATTGTAACTGGTTTAGTAGATTGCTTTAATTTTCCAGCATAAATTTTATGACAATAATGATCTGAATTCCAACCATACTCAGTAAAATCTTTAGTTAATTGTTCTACAAGAGATGTGGTGGGAACTATAATTAAAGTTCTATAATTTTTATCTGTGTAATATCTAACGATAGAATATATCATCAAAGATTTTCCAGAAGCAGTAGGAGAAAGCAATAATTTTCTTTGATCTTTTAATGCTTGATATATTGCTTTGTATTGATAGTCTCTAACTTTAAATGGAATATTTAAAGTTTTTACATAATCAACAAGACCTTCTGGAGTTATATCATGAGAAGACTCAGATGGCATTCCATAAAATTTATTTTCTTTATCGAGATATGTATATCCCCTACTACATAGCCACTCTGTAAGATAACTATAAAGTCCACAATAGATTGATCCATCCATTGGACTGAATAGTTTTATTTTTCCATCCCACAATCTGTTTTTAAATTGGGGCATAAATTTTGCATTTGGAACATCAAATGTGAAGTATTCAGATAACTCATATTTAATATGTGGTTCACATTCTACGGTTAAATATGTTTCGTTCTTTTTCTGGATAATAACGTCTGCCATTAAATAGTTCCTTGCATGAATTTTTGCCAATCAATACTATTTTTAATTTGAAATCCTCTAGTACTAATATTACTCAGAATATTTTCTAATAAAAATATCATTTCTTTATAATAATTTAGTTTATTTAAAGATGACTGAATTTCATCGTCCGATTCAATATAAAGTTGAACATCTTGTTTAAGTATTTTTAAATCAAATGGTTTTTGTTTGTATACTTCTGCATCTGATTTTCCAGTATAATATTCAAATTTTTGTTTGAGCAATTTTTTGTAATCTTGTTCTTTTTTAATTTTAATAAGTCTTACATCAGAGAGCCAATTTAAATACTTGCTATGTAATTGTGGAATTTTAATAGATTCGTGATCGAGTAGGTCTTCATCCATCTTGGAGTCTTGAGCCCAATGATCCTTAATAAAGTCAATATCAATCATAGTTTCTTGTCATTAATGTCGTAGATATCGTATATAGTATACTTGAAAGTTGCGTCAACTGCAAAATATTCTGTGTCTGTGTAAGTAGAATCAAAATTTAATCCACCTATACTTACTGGAAACATGTCTTTAAATACAACTTTGAATTTTCTTTTAAAGTTTGAATCTAATATAAACAGAATTCCATCACTATAAGTTTTATCATTAATATCTTCTCCTGGTAATTCATTAACTTCTCCCCCATATTCTGGATGACCTAAATTTTTAACCCAGTTATGAATTGTAGAGTAATTTTGTAACTTTTCATCTACTAAAAATCTTATATTTAAATCATCAAATGAAATTTCATCTCCAGGATGGGGTACTGCATTCCATCTAGTAGATTGAACTGCTACTGCTAAATTTATTGAAGGGACATTAGCAGACTGACAATAAAAAGATACTTTAGGATATTTTACTAGTTGAAATTGAAATCCTACTCCAGATAAAAAGTTTACTGGACAAGCAGAATTATTAATAAAATTAGCTGCCATGACGTTTTATTTTTATTTAGGTACAAAAAAAGGAGCCCGAAGGCTCCCCTTTTGTTATTTGTGATTTAACTCACATTAGGTTTAGAACTCTGGTTCTTCTGTAGTAAACGTTGTCGTTTGCAGTTAGAGCGCCAGAACGCTGAGTGATTCCACCAGCGAATGGGTTTGCGACCATGCCGTAGCGGGTCTTGAAGCCAATCTTAGGCTGGAAGGTGTCCTGACCGATGGAACGAACCATCTGGAGAGGAACGTATGGGCAGTAGAAGAGACCTGCATCGTATGCATTGGTTCCCTTATAACCCATTACATAATAATGGTCGTTAGAGATGTTTGCGGAATATGGGTCAACATATACCTTGATACGACCGTTGATTGTACCAGCGAGAGTAGATGCAGTGTCATCTGGAGTCTCGTTTGGATTTAGAAGTGGGGTGTAGTCGAGAAGCTTAGCAGCAGCTAGAGCACTTGCTACGTCTGCAGAACAGATTAGGAAGTTACCCTTTCCTCTACGAGTTGAGTGGCCGATTGCGTTTGCATCACGCTCGATTTGGAACATGAGTCCCTTCCACTTCTCTACAGACCAACGACCGTTGGAATCAACGTCGAGGTCAAAAGAACCAGCATTAGCTACGTTGTTCTGAGCACCAGGCTTAGCAGTTACGTAGATTGTACGAACTACTTCACGGTTGATTTCTGCAAGAATCTCTGTTGAGAGAATATTTGCAAGCTCAGTCTCAGCATCAAGACCATGGATAGCCTTGAGGTCTTGTGCTAGTTCTAGGGTGTACTCAGCTTTTAGAGCACGGCTCTTTGCTGTTACAGTTACTTTCTCGATTCCGAAGCTCATTTCACGGAACTCAGAACCTGATTCGCCTAGAGCTTCAGCAGAGTTGGTATTCATACCACCTACTGCAGCATAGTTGCCAGGAGAAGCAGCGTTTAGAACTGATGGATTGGTTGCAGTCTCGCCAGTTGCAGCAGAGTATGCACCGCCAGCAGCAGAGAAACCAGAAGGAACTTCGTTGAAGAAGGTCTCGTTATCGAATACGTTTGGAGTGTTGCCGTCACCATTACGGTCGGTTCCACGATGAGCACGCATTGCGAAGATTAGTCCAGTAGGACCGCTCATTGGTTGAACACCGCAAATGTCATAAGCAATTAGCTTAGGCATTGAACGGCGGATTAGGCTGATTAGAACTGGGTCGAAACCTGCAACAGGACCGCCAGCAGCAGCACCGCCAGAGAAGCCATGTGCGCCTGCACCTGCACCACCAGAGGTGAATGAACCAGTGCTGTTAGCAGCAACTTCTGAAAGAACTCCACGCTCTTCACGAAGAAAAGCTTCTTGGTTCTCAAGTAGAACTGCGGTTACTGCTTTACGGTGTCTATCTGAAATTGGGGAAAGATCAGTGTGCTCAAGAATTGGAGCCCACTTTCTTTGTAGTTGTTCTGAATTAAACATTGGGGTAAAACTCCTTGGTTGTTAAATTTATTTGTTAGGAATCTGTAAATATTTATAAAATCTAAATTATCACTTAGACCATCTAGATACTGCATTTACATAAGCAGCCATTGGTCCTTCGTAAAAATCTTGATTTTTCTCAACAAGGTCTTCCACATAATTTGATTGAGCCTTAGGGAAATAATTTTCCTTAATGGTTCCAACCTTTTCACGGAAAGATTCTTCACTCATAAACTCAACACCTTCTGCAAGGTTGAACAGCTTTTCTTTTTGTGTTTCTGCTAAACCTTCGGATACTTCTGCAATAATTCCATTTTTAACATAGGAACCGATTTCTTTGTTTAGCTCAACATTGATTTCAATCTGTTCGTTGAGTTTTTCCTCCATTTCATCTAGTTTAGTTGCCATATCAGCAACTACATCTTGTTGCTCTTCAGGAAGATTGATATTGTTCTCCATAAAGAGATTTGCAAGACCAGCCATTAGACTTTCAGCAATTTCGGTCTTGATGCCGTTGTCAATAGCAAGTGAATTCTCAGAAATCCACTGCTCGGCAACATAATCAAGGTGTGCATCTACACGAGTCTCAAGAGACTCTGCAATTTCTTCAATTTCTTCTTGAAGTCTTTGCTCGTATAGTGCTTCAAACTTTTCTAGCTCTTCAACTACTTTTGCCTTTACTGCAGCTTCAAAGATAGTTGCGGCTTTCTGCATGAAGTGCTCGGAAAGCTCTTCTCCATGGAAGAGTGCATTGAGGTCTTCAGAGACATCAATATCAATTTCCTCAGCCTTCATTTCTGTTTTTTCTTTTTTAGAAGACTTTTTCTTATCTTCCTTCTTTTCATCCTCTTCATCTTCATCTTCTTCATCATCTTCTTGAGCTTCATAAATTAGCTCTTCATCATCTAGCTCTTCTTCCTCACTCATTCCCTTTTGACCAGGAGCTGAGCCTTGAAGGCGAGCCATTCCGTCTGGTGACTTTGCACCAGCATTTACTTTAGAAGATGACTTCTTTACTCTTGAAGAAGCTTTTTTGCCAATCTCATCACCTTCTGGCTTAGTTGTTGAAGAACCACCAAGTTCTTCTGGTGATGCACCCTGTCCAGGAGTGCTGTGCTGTAATTTTTGCATACGGTCTCCTGGTTTAGCGTGAGCGGTGACAACGTTTCCTTCTTCTAGAAATTCGTCAAATTCTGTATCTAATACATTGGACATCGAAAAAACCCTCTAGAAATATGTGATATTTTCTAATATTATTTATGAAATTTTTATATTACGTAGAAAACTTTCAAAAACTTGTAGTTTTCTTTCGGATAAACTATTAGAAGATGCAGTATTAATTGCTCTTCTATAACTATTAATTACCTTTTCTTCTAACATTCCATTATTCCAAATCCATTCTTTACCCTCCATGATACCTTGAACAAAAGCATCAGGAGCTGAAGGATCTGCAACAATATCAGCAGCAGTAGATAACATAAAGTCATCTTTTACTACGTTGACTCCATTTTTTTCCTCAATAGATCCAATACCTCTTGAGGAAACTCCTAAACAAACACCAGACTCAAGAAGAGACTTAGCAATCTTACCCATTGGAGTTTCTAGAATCTGAGCCTTACCAATAAAATTGGAACCCTCTGCACGAAGAGAAACAATTTTATGTGATACTCTATCCAGGTTAATTGTTGGACTATCTGGATGACCAAGTTCACCAAGAGCACGACCTTTATTCACATAATTTTCACAATATGCACCAACCTCACGATTTAGTGTATTGAATGGATACATACGACCATTTCTATTTTTTAAATCTGCCTGAAGAAATACTCCTTCAATATACAGATTTTTCTTACCACCTTTTTCTTCGGTGATAACTTTTATGTTTTCAATTGTCTCGGTGATTAGTTTCATTTTTGGTTACGGATAATTAATTTATTCTTGGTCTTCTAAATTATCTTCATAATTTATAAACCCTTCACCATCTTCAATATAATCATCGTCAGATTCATAATTATCTGTGCTGAATAGATTCTGAGAAATTTCAAATTTTCTCATTCCAACTTTCTCAGAAGCTATTCCATATAGAGCATCATAAATTTTTTCATTCGCATTGACATTGTTTCTAGCAATAATGCTATCCACAATTTCTTGTGATAAAGACATAAAAACTCCAATCAGTTATTGAAATTACAATAACTATTTATTAAAATTTGCCTTTAGTATAATCAGAAGGTGAGATATAGTTTTTAAACTGTGAATCCAATCCTCCTCCTGCAGGACCAGCCTCTCCAGATGCTGCTACATCAGTTGGAATTTGTTGGTCTTGACCTGGGGGAAGTTGACCTTGTTGGTCCATCATCATTTGATTTGGATCTTGAATAATACCAATTTCCTTTTCTTTTTCAATTTGCATGTCAATTTCTTCAATCTCATCTTGAGTTTGTTTGAGAATTTGTCTGCGAACATATTCAACAGAGAAATACTTACCTAGATATGGCTCTACTTGATTTACAATATTAAGACGGTCATTTAGAAGTTCCGCATTTTTAAGTTCAGTAAAATGATTATCAAAAATATAATCATATTGAATATATTCTTTCATTTCTTCCCAATCATCTGCAGTGATGATTCCTTTCAGAAGAAGTTGAGTTCTGAGTAAATCATGGAATAAATCACTGAAACGTTTGCGAAGTCTTCCAACAAACTTAGCAAACTTAAGTTCATCTCTGGTGATTTCATTGGTTCTACCAATAGTAAATGAACTTTCCTGCTCTAGTCTTGAGAGAGGAATATTTAGTGATTTATAAAGTTTCTTCTGAAAATATTTGACATCTTCAAGTTCTCCGAGATTCTGTCCACCTGGAAGGGTAGTAATTTCTGTTCCACGACCACCTTCTCTACGAGGTAGCCAAAAGTCCTCAAGCATACTCATATGCTTTTTGTCATCACGAATTTCACCAGTAGCAGAATCATAAACAAGTTTATTTCTGTATCTACCCATTACTTCACGTAGATACTGTTCTGCTTTAACTTTTGGAAGATTACCTACATCAATATAGAAAATTCTACGCTCTGGAGCACGAGACAATCTGTAAATAACAAGAGAATCTTCAATCATTCTAAGTTGGTTTACAGACTTAATTGCTGTATACAAATAACTTAGAACCATATTTCTATTATGGTCAAATAGACCAGATGGAACATAACTTATAGCATCGTTTGCTATTTTTATTCCATTTGCATCAGAACCTTTGAATCCTTTTGGAAAGTAAATATAGTATTCTAAAAACTCCCCATAGTCATATCGTTGACCTTCATTAGTCAACATAGAATCGGCGTTCTTTTCTTTTTTTATTTCTCTAACTCTTTTAATTTTTAAAGAGTCAATATATCTTAATTCTTTTATTCCTTCTTTTGGATTATCAAAATCAATAATTTTATGATAATAAAGTCTTCCATCAATGTACCAACGACGGAAGATGTTATGACATTTTTTATCAAAATTTAAAAGTCGTAAAATATTTCCAAATTCTTCTCTAATTGATTTCTTTATCTTTTCACTTGCTTGGAGATTTGAAAGTTCAACTGAAACTGGAGCATAATCTAAATCACTACTAATTGCTTCATTTACAATATCATCAATTGCATCATCAACTTCTGGATGAAGAGCAATTTCTCTATATTTTCTTACTAATTCAAATTCATTATTATGTTGACCAACACCATCTAAATCTAAATACTGACCAAAATAGGCACCCGCAGCAATAACTGAGGTGCCATCATCATCATTGGGTGGTGCTGGTGAAAAAGCTTTTGCTGGCTTTTTCTTTCTATCTTCAATTGAAAAGCCAAATAACTGAGTCATATTATAGTTGGGATTTCCTAAACGTTAAACTATTTATTTAAAGTTTTGGAGTGGTTACTTCAAAGAAGTTATATTGGAATTCTACTGTGAACTCTTCAATTTGATCATTTGCATCGTATGAAAGATCAATTGCAGAAAGTGAAGAAGGCCATGCATCATAGAATTTATATGCACGAACAACATCCATTTTTGCATCTGTGCCAGTAGCGTTGGCAGAAGAAGGAGTCTTATCTGGTGAAACTCCATCTCTTCCTAGCTGGTATACAACCATATCAGCACAGTAGGAGAGTGCGCCACCCTTTCCGCTGCTATATCCAAGTTGTGATACGTTTTCTGTTAGAGCATTGATTCCTCTTGACCAGATTTCAAACGCCTTACGAACTTCAAAGTTACCATCGTTGATAACTGTGACTGACCATGGCTCAAAGGTTCTGTCTCCAGCCACCTTCAGCATTCTTCCTCTGAAAGGAACTTCAATTGTTCCAATATTTGATGCAGGAATCTGTGCAGTCTTTACTAGAAATTCTGCCTGTTCTGTTGGTCCATTACCAGCAACACTTGTTCCTTGAATATCTACAATTCCTTGTAGAGTAGGGAAATTTAGTCTTACTAGGAACAGATTAGGTCTAGCTCCTCCTTTCGTGAGCTTTGATTTAAATTCTGAAATACTCCTTGCCATTGTTTTAATCTCCTAGGTTTTCTATAGAATTAAATTAGTTTGTTAATTCACCAAAAGAAACACCAGTTCTAGTAGCAACAAAGGTGATAGTAATAAAGTTGATACTTCTTGCTGGTTTAATATAAATTTCAGCATAAAATTCATTTGCGTCAATTATATCCGCTGTATTATTGGATTCATCACATACGACAAGGAAATCATAAATTCCTCTTCTGCCTTGAACATTCCTGAGATATGGTTCAACTGCAGACTTAAATGAACTTCTGGTAATTTCATCATTAATTTCAAATAGTTGATATTTGGAGAATCTTGCAATGTTCTTCTCAAGTTCAATGAACAGTCTACGAACATTAATTCTGTTAAATGCACTAGGAGATGAAAGACCTGTCTTATCACCAAATAGGACAATACCTTGGCCTGGGAAAGAAACAACAGGATTTACTCTTGCAGAATATAGTCTGTCTCTTTCTGATTGCTTTGGTGAATATGCAAGTTTAGTTGCATTTTTTAGATTGCCTCTGTTATAACCTGCTGGTGAGAACCAAGTTTCAGAATTAATTGTTGTGCTGATGCAAAGACCAGCAACGTCAGCTGCACAAGGAATGTATCTATAAGTATCGTTAAACTTATCGTAAATATACTTATATCCAGAATCAAAGGTTGCATAAGAGCTGCTTGAGATTCCATTAAAGAAATCAATGATACTATCAGTTTTTGAAGTGCTGGAATTTCCGTTAATTACATCACTTCTTCTTGGAGAAATAACTGCCATGCAGTCCTTTCTAGTTTCAGCAATATCAATTAGTTTTAGAGCCCTTGCAGTGCTAATTTTTCCAGGAACTAGGAAATCAATATCATTGAAAGTTTCGGAATCTCTTACTAGTTCATATCCGTTTGTTACTGCAGTTTCAATATCTGTTGCATCATTTGCAAAGTCATAATCAGTTCCATTACCTAGAGAAAATTCTACTGATGGAGCCCCAGATACTGCAATTAAAGGATAAACTTTATTTGCACTATTTGCGAGACCAATACTTGCATCAGAAGTTTCAAATCCACCACCTTCTAGACGGACTCTATTAGTTGTGCCAATAAAATCTACTCCAGTTCCAGTACCAGGATACACATATGATGACTTTGCAGCCATAGTGCTATGGAAGTAAGACACTGTTCCATCTAAGTTTGAAGCATCCTTAGCTTTTGAAACGTAGGTATACTTTTCTAGAACTGTATTAGGAGTTCCAGTAACAATTCCTTCCTCGTCTATTACAACAATATGCATTTCATCAAACTTGCCACCCTTTGCAGCAACGCTTGCAGAAGTACCTGGCTGTGGTGCAATATCTCTCCACTTTTGTCCAGTTGCATATTCAAGACTATCGTAGTATGAATTATCTACATTAGAAATAGTACCTGCTGCTAATAGTTCTACAGGAGTACCAGAATTATCTGTAATACTATATGTAGTAAGACCAGATGTAGGAAGCTTTTTGGTGCTATCTGCTAGGGTAATCCATAGCTTACCACCACTTCCAGTAGAATCTACTTTATAGATCCATCCAGTACCAACTAGAGTAGTACCAGTTAAAATTCTAATTGCGTCTCCAGCTACTACTGTAGGATCAGTACCAGTGTAAGTTACAATTTGATCTGCACCGTGATCTACTGCTGCTACCTTGAGTGAATTAAACTTAGACCCAGCATTTCTTCCAGCAAAGTAAAATGCAGTTCCAGTATAATTTTCAAAATCAAATTGATTTTTGATGATAAAATCAGTTAGTGAAGTAGATGCATTATATGCAGTCTTTAATGTAATAGCAGAACTTGTTGGTCTGATTACTGCAGCAATTCCTCCATATTGAATAATTGTTAATGCTGCATACCATGACTCATAGTTATTATCATTTGGTTTTCCAAATGTATCTACTAGCTCTTTCTCGCTAGAGATATAAGTTACGGTATCAACAGGACCAGTTTCTGCAGCAATTACAACAAGTGCTACATTCTGATCTGATACATTAATGGTTGCTGTTAAATCAACCTCTTTTATAGTTACTCCAGGTGAAGCAAACGACATGTTTATTACCTCTATGAGATTTTTTTCTCAAAACTATTTATTTATCTTTATATTTTAACTATTGATATTCCCACATATACGACTTATCTCCATATTCATCAGCATTCCATCCACCACCTCTAATAGGAGTATCTACAGTATCACCATAATATCTAGTGTTATCTGCAACCATCCAATAATCTCCATTTGAATCGACAAATTCTGCTTCTGGATCAGTTAAGCCATCCAATATAAAACCAAATGGAGCCATATCCTGCTCGATAGCTTCTCTCTGATCTTCAAAAATTCTTTTCCTGACATCATTTGAAGTAAGCTCCCTGAAATAAGGTTGAGTTGCTAACCAAGAGAAAATAACCAAACACATAGCAAGGTCATCATTACATCCATCTTCAGCAGAAAACGTATCACTTTTTTGAATAAAAGTTGTAAGTTCACTGATAACATCATAATCTGAAATTATTAATTTATCATCTTCAATCAAAGCTTTTAAGTTAGCACATCCATACTTCTTGACAGCTTTAGTCATTTTTACTCCCAGCTGTGCTTTGTTGGAGAATCCAGTTCCTACGATTTGTCCTGCACGACCTTTCATTGCACACATAAGAAGATTATCATATTCAAGATCAAATTGAAGAATGTCTGCAACTTGTCCGCCAATATCATTTACTTCCACTAAAACATTTGCATTGTTATAATTACGTCCTACTGTGTCAATAATATTTGGAAACAAGATTGGTTTTATTTCATTATTTTTATATTTTGCAACTAATTTATATGGAATGGTGGTAACATCCATTACTGTAAATGCAGAGTAATCATTTCCCACTCCTCTAGCTACGTCAACGGTCATTACATAATCATGACCTTCAATAACCTCTTCATATACATCCAATCCAGCACTACGTTTAGCTGGGTCTTCATACACCATTACACGAAGTTTATTTGGATTGATGAGAGTATCTACAGATCCTAAAAAGTTACATTCAAATTCTTGTTCAAACTGACGTTGAGAAGTGTTTGCAATAGTTTCTTCTTTCCATTTCTGATCTCTTCCTGGAACATCCCACCAATTAACTTCAAGAGGAGTATAACTATTTTTTCCACGTTCTGCATCATGCCAGAACTTATAAAACATATTCATACCCTGTGGGGTAGAAATAATAATAACTTTGGTTGTCTTACCAGATGAGATAGTAGGATATACAGAAGAGAAGAACTGCTCTGCAATATGATTCGGAACGAATGCAAATTCGTCTAGGAAGATGATGTTAAATGAATTACCACGAACAGCAGATGATGAGGTAGAAGCGGCAATAATCTTGGATCCGTTCTCTAGCTCCAGTGATCCACGGTTCCAAGAACCCACGCCCTGCTGTAACCATTTAGGTAGATTTTCGTATGATAACTGCAATCTGGATAGAAGTTCCCTTGAGGTCTCTGCTTTGTTTGCAAGAATTGCGATTTTTACATTTGGATTGAACAAAGCGTAATGTAGCAGGTAGGAAACAACCGTAGTTGATTTTCCAGTCTGTCTTGGGAGCTTTGCGATATTAAATCTATGCCTATGAAAATTGTCAATCAATTTTTCTTGGAAGTCCCACATTTTAAATGGGACTAGACCTTCATCAAGAGAAACAATTTTGATGTATTTTTTTGCAAAGTAAATTGGATCTTCCTGACATGTCAAATACTCTTCTAACTGTTCAGAAGTAAATTGTATTTGTACGTTAGAAGGTTTGAGGTTAGGATTACCTTTATAACTAGATCTTTCACTCATAATAAATTATTTTAATTTTGGTTTTTGCCAATCGGGACCTTTTAATTTTGCTTTTGCTGCAGATTGTTCTCCTGCACTTGTTGTTCTATCTGCAAGATTTCTAATCTTTGCTTGTCTCTTAGCAGCACTATGTCCAGAACCAATTTGAAAACTTACATTATCTGCCTCATTCATAAACTCAGAGAAAGACTTTGATTCACCTCTTAGTTGACGATAATGAGCTTTTAATTCTGCTCCACCAGAAGCTCTAGCACCTTTAAGCCAAGGATCTTTATCTGAATCATTTGGCTTATTAACTGGCTTGGTGCTTGATTTATACTTAACTTTTGACGAAGCTGGTTTGCGAGGCGTATAGATTTTTCCACCACTTCCAGTTCTCTCGCCAGTATCTACTCTATTCTTCAATCTATCTACAATTCTGCTAAGTACTCCTTCATCAATTTTCTCATCTGATGCCAGATATTCTGCAGCAGTATCTACAAAGTCTGCGGCTCTTGTAATCTTAGATTGGACCCATGCAGGAAGTTGCTGATTTGATTTACGAATAACTTTGCGAAGCATGTCAATAGATCTTTGCATTTGATCCAATTCAAGGTTCGCCATGTAACCTTCATCATCTAATTTTTTACCAGAAGCAATTTCTTTATGATCCTCTTCAATGTTTAATTTACGAGTATACATTTCCCATGCGCTTGGACCATATGAACATTGTGATTTAGTTTCTTTCTTTTCACAAAGATGACAATAACGAACTTCTTGTTTCTCTTCTTTGACGGATTTTTTACCGTTTTTCCATTCGGATTTAAGTTTCTTTTCCATCTTGAGTAAGTGCTTGTAGTAGTCTGGGAATTCGTCTAGATGTTGAAGGGCAATACCATAAGCTTCTTCATGTGTAGTGACATGCTCTCGCTCTACAGTAGAACCAATCTCTGCTTGACGAGTAACATAGTCAAGTGAAACACCATGCTTCTTAACAATCTCTTGCTCTGTGGGAACTCTCTTTTTCATCTGCTAATTTCCTCCCAGTCTACGGATGCCACAACAGTATCATTAGCACCATCAGAAGTAATGACGAGTGCGAGTTCATAAGGAACTCCAGTTAATCCATTTCGTTCTAACTGGAATTTGAAGAGTGCTTCTTTTAGAATATCAACTTGAGTTACTCC